AATGCAAAAACTTATTGATGATGGAACACAAGTTGATTCAGTTGTGACTGACCCTCCCTATCATCTTACATCTATTACAGAAAGATTTGGTAAGGAAGGTTCTGCACCAGCTCAGTATGGAACTGATGGTGCATTTGCAAGAGCTTCAAAAGGTTTTATGGGTAAAGAATGGGATGGTGGTGATATTGCATTTCGTAAAGAGACATGGGGACTTGCATTGAAACTGTTAAAGCCAGGCGGTCATTTACTTGCATTTTCTGGCAGTAGAACATATCACAGAATGGCAGTTGCAATAGAAGATGCAGGGTTCGAGATTCGTGACCAGATTATGTGGATATATGGAAGTGGGTTTCCAAAAAGTTTAAATATTGGAAAAGCAGTCGATAAAAAACTTGGTAATGAAAGAGTTACAGTGGGAGAAAGAACTAGAAATGTAAAACCATTTGATGATGATAATGGTTGGAACTCGAATAATACAACAGGAAATTATATTTACACGAAAGGCAATACACAATACGAGGGCTGGGGAACTGCATTGAAACCAGCACATGAACCAATTGTACTTGCAAGGAAACCAATATCAGAAAAGTCTATTACAGATAATGTATTGAAACATGAAACAGGCGGTATCAACATTGATGGTTGCAGAGTAGAGGGTAAAGTAAAAAGACCAGACACTAATCCAGATTTTAGAGATGTTGCAAAGAAATCAATGGCACAAGGTGGACAAGATAAATTAAACTTTAATCAAATTAGTGGAGCAGAAAGAAAAGAAATAGAAGAGAATAATTTGGGTAGATTCCCTGCAAATGTAATGCATGATGGATTGCAAGAAGATTGGGCAAGATATTTTTATTGTCCTAAGACATCAAAGGCAGAACGTGGAGAATTAAACACGCATCCAACAGTCAAACCTAAAAAACTTATGCAGTATTTGTGTCGATTAGTGACACCTAAAAATGGAACAGTTCTTGACCTGTTTATGGGAAGTGGGTCTACAGGTATAGCTGCAAAAGATGAGGGTTTTGATTTTATTGGAATTGAAAAAGATAAAGAATATTTTGAGATTGCAGGAGCAAGAATAAAATCTTCTTCTCCTCTTATGGATTGTTTTGAATAAAACTATTGACTTTATGAAAAAGAATATGGTATAAGTGAATTATGAAAAATTTTGATGAATATAAATTAGTTAAATCGAATGACCCAATTCTCAGAGAGAAGTGTAAGCCATTTGATTTTGATAATGTACCGATTGACCCTTTAGACCTACAGGAAATATTTAAACATCATCTACTTGATAAAAATGCACTAGGAGTATCTGCTAGTCAGTTCGGACTTCCTTATCGAGTGTTTGCTATTCAAGACTATGAAGAAAAAAATGTGGGTATGATTTTCAATCCAAATATAGTTAATTTTTCAGAAGAAACATCAATGGAGGAAGAAGGGTGTTTATCCTATCCAGGCCTCTATGTAAAAATAAGACGCTCTAAAGAGATTCGTATGAGATGGACAAATCAATTTGGAGAAGTCAATACGAGTAAATTTACTGGAGTGACTGCTCGTATATTTCAACACGAATACGACCATCTCAACGGCATTGTATTTCATTCAAGAGCAAATCATTATCATCTTGACCTTGCAAAAAGAAAAAAACGTAAACTTGATAAAGCTAGAAAGAGGTTATCAACATGAAGGTAGAAGTCGGCATTGAAGAAATGCGAAAGAAGAAACTGTTCATTGGAACACCTATGTATGGTGCAATGTGTGGTGGTCAGTACACAAAGTCTATTGCAGATTTAACTGCTATGTGTGCCCAATATCAAATAGAGGTAAAACTATTTTATCTTTTCAACGAGTCTCTTATTACAAGAGCAAGAAACTATATTGCAGATGAATTTATGAGAAGTGGATTTACACATCTTATGTTCATTGATAGTGATATTGGTTTTGACCCAAATGATGTTCTTGCACTTGCAGCTATTTGTGAAGATGGTTCAGACAAAGATGTTGTGTGTGGCCCATATCCTAAAAAGTGTATCTCATGGGAAAAAATCAAACGTGCAGTCGATAAAGGATTTGCAGATGAAAATCCAAACAAACTAGAAAAGTATGTAGGAGATTATGTTTTCAATCCTGTTGGTGGTGCAAATGAAATGAGAGTTGACCAGCCTGCTGAAGTGAGTGAGGGTGGAACAGGATTTATGATGATTACACGAAAAGCATTTGAAGAGTTCGATAAATCATTTCCAGAACAAAAGTATTTACCAGACCATGTTCGTTCAAAACACTTTGACGGAACAAGAGAGATTATGGCATACTTTGATTCAGTTATTGATAACAAACAGTTTAGTATGCAGAGAGAACTTCCTGCTTATCTTTCAAAAAATCCAGATGCGAAACATGAGGATATATTGAAGTTTGTTAAAGATCAACAAAATGGTGAACTTGAAACATATTCAAAGAGATATTTGTCAGAAGATTATATGTTCTGTCAATGGGTTCGTAAGATTGGACTTAAAGTATGGATGTGCCCGTGGATGAAACTTCAACATACAGGAAGTTATGTATTTGGTGGAAGTTTACTTGACCTTGCAACTATTGGTGCAGCTGCAACAGCAGACGCAAGTGAAGTGAAACCACAATGACCTTCGAACAAAAAAACAGAGATCATATGAGGAGAATTAAAGGTAAAACTCTTGACTTTATGTCTCGTTCTATAATAGAATATCAAAATGATACTCAACCTGTTTCAGACCCACTTGCAGTCACGACAACTTTGGCTGCTATGCAAGCGTGTTTGGTTGAGGCATATAGTGAACATCTTGGAGAAGGTGAAGCAGCTTCGTTCTTTTATGGGATTGCAGATGACCTTGCAGTTAGAGCCCCTCCAAGAACAAAATTTAAAAAATTCAAATGAGGTAGACTATGAAATTAAGTGAAACAACAACAAAAGTATTGAAGAATTTTGCATCTATTAATCCTTCAATTCTTTTAAAAGAAGGAGAAACAATTCGTACTATTTCTCCTCAAAAGAATGTACTTGCTCAAGCAGTAACAGATGAACCGATTACAGATGAAATGTGTCTGTATGATATTAATCAGTTTCTTAATATTGCAGAGAGTATTGATGATTGTGTAATTAATGTCAATGCATCAAAGGCAGTTCTTTCTAATCCACAGAATACACAAAACAGTACAGTATTCTTTGCCGACCCAAGTGTAATTGTAACTCCACCAGAAAAGAATATTAATGTAAAGAATGAATTGTTTACATTTACTCTTTCTGATAAAGAAGTTTCAAAGATACTTCGTATGGCTTCTTTGTGTAATGCAGAAGAATTAATTCTTCAGCAAAGAGGAGACAATACTGTTCTTTGTAAAGTTACAAATACTTCTAATCCAACATCAAATGATTTTTCTCTTGTTGTAGAAGCAACAAACTCAACAGGTGAAACAGAACTTCCTGCAACACTTGATGTATCAAAGATTAACTTTATCAAAGATGCATATGAAGTTCATGTTTACGAAAAGATTGTACATTTCAAAGGTTCTATTGCTGAATATTGGATTGCACAGAAGTAATGAATGACTTTATTTGGGTAGAAAAATATAGACCAAAGACAGTTAATGATTGCATACTTACAAAAGAACTAACAAAGACCTTTAACTCTTTCGTATCAAAAGGTATTCCAAATCTCATATTGTGTGGTGGGCCAGGAGTTGGTAAAACGACTGTTGCAAAAGCGATGCTTGAAGAAAGTGGTTGCGACTACATTATGATAAATGGTTCAATGAGAGGCAACATTGACACTCTGCGAACTGATATACAAAGTTATGCATCAACAACTTCTTTTGATGGAACTCGTAAGTATATCATACTTGATGAAGCAGATTATCTTAATCCACAATCTACACAACCAGCTCTTCGTGGATTTATCGAGGAGTTTCATAAAAACTGTGGTTTCATAATGACCTGTAATTATGTAGAAAGATTACTTGAACCACTTCGTTCTCGTTGCTCTGTTGTTAATTTTTCAGTACAAGCAAAAGAAAAACCAGACCTTGCAATGGGATTTTATAAAAGAGTTGTTGATATTCTTTCAAAAGAAGATGTGAAGTATGATGCAAATGTTCTCAAAAAACTTATCATAGAGAATATGCCTGATTGGAGAAAAGTTCTTAATGACCTTCAAAGATACAGTTCTGCTGGTGTTATTGATACAGGAATACTGATTGGAAGTGACCCACATAATCTTTCTTCACTTTATGAAAGTATGGAGAAAAAAGATTATGCAAAGATAAGACAATGGGCTTCAAGTGCTTTGAGTATAAGTAATATTGTAAATATATTTTCTGCTATAGAGAAGGACTTCTCTGAAAGATTAAATAACAAGTATGTTCCTAATCTTATTGTTTCTCTTGCAGAGTATCAATACAAAGCAGCCTTTGTTGCAAATCAAGAAATCAATCTAACTGCATTTTTAATCGAGACTACACACAGTTGTTTTGACCCATGAGTAAAATTTGGTTGATATGGAAATATTCGATTGGTAGTTTTTCTGACGAGAAAACTGCAAACTATGACAATGCAGTTTGTATCGTAAGAACCTTTGTTGTACTTGTCAATGTTGTGTGTGCGTTTTTCATCATGGCAAATATCGTAAAGAATTGGTAATGAAAAAGAATCCTTTTGACCATCTAAATTCTATTCTTGCAACGAAAAAACCTATTGACATTGAGGGATATAATCCTTGGCTTGTCAATAACGGTCTTTCTCAGCATCCAGAGTGGATACACTTGGTTAATTTTGTAAATCAACATCACTTTTTGTCCAAAGATGCACAATACTCATTTTTTATAAATAGTAGAGTTCGTAAAATAAAAGAACGTAGAAAATGGGCAAAGAGTGATAAACAGAATGACATAGAGATGATTGCAGAATACTATAATTATAGTTATGACAAAGCAAAGATTACTATGGAATTGTTATCACCAGAACAGCTTAAGGTTATAAGGAATAGTAAAGGTGGTAAAAGATGATGCATCCTATCATTGACAATATGGTAGAAGTGAAGTTAGTTGGAGATAGCTTTCTAAAAGTAAAAGAAACATTGACACGAATAGGTGTCGCATCTCGCAAAGAAAAGACTTTGTTTCAATCATGTCATATACTTCATAAACAAGGGCGATACTTTATCGTTCACTTCAAAGAACTTTTTTCATTAGACGGAAAAGAAACTGACTTTGATGCAAATGATATTGGTCGTAGAAATACGATTGCAAATCTTCTTGCAGATTGGGAACTTATTGAGTTAGTCGAGCCAGAAAGATCAAAAGATAATATAGCTCCAATTAGTCAAATCAAAATACTTCCCTTCAAAGAAAAGAGTGAATGGCAACTTGTTACAAAATATAATATTGGAAAGAAACGTGATTCGTAAAAAATATGGTGAATTATTTATTTGATGTAGATGGAACATTAACACCAAGTAGAGGTGTAATGGACAATGAATTTAAAGAATGGTTTTTGAACTTTTGTCGTGATTCTAATGTGTCACTCGTTACAGGAAGTGATAAGCTAAAGACAGTTGAACAGATAGGTGAGAATGTATACAATGCCTGTGCAAGAGTCTACAACTGTAGCGGTAATGATGTTTACGAACAGAACACTCAAATTGAGTTCAATGATTGGACTCTCCCCTCTGAAGTAGAATGGTTTTTAACTGGCAAGTTAAATGCAAGTCCGTATAGAGTCAAAACAGGATTGCACATAGAACACAGAACAGGAATGATTAACTTTAGTATTGTTGGTAGAAATGCAAATACTGAGCAAAGAAAAGATTACTATCAATGGGATAGAATAATAAATGAAAGAAAACATATTGCAAGTGAATTTAATAGTACGTTTCCTGATTTAGAAGCCGACATAGGTGGTGAAACAGGAATAGATATATTTGAAAGAGGTAGAAATAAATCTCAAGTTCTGAAAGACTTTAAATTATCAACTTTAAAATTTTATGGAGATAGAACTGACCCAGCTGGAAATGATTATTCTATCGCATCTAAACTAAATCCTAATCAAGTGTATACTGTTACTGATTGGAAGCATTGTTGGGAATTATTAAAATGATACACAGGAAATATGAAAAACTGTTGGGTGAGATTACAGACCTATTCGACCAATACCATGACAAGGATTATTTAAAAGTCCAGACAGATAGTATGGTTTCTAGTGCAGATTTCAAGCATGGCTATTTGAGTGGAATATGGGTGTTAAATCGTCAAATTGAAAAAATTATTGAAAAAAATACAGAAAACTCTTGACTTTTAGTAGGAGTTGACGTATAAATAGTATAGTAAGTGCCATAATGGACTTACGACAATGTAAACCTTGCTTTTATAGGAGGACTATATGCGAAGCAATATCTTTATGGATAGCAATTCTCTATCCGTACTTAACAATCATTTCGTTGGAGTAGACCGACTCATTGACCAGATGATATATGCGACTACTCTTGACAGTTCCACATCTTATCCACCATACAACATAGTTCGAAAATCTGATTACGAATACGAGATTGAGATTGCCTGTGCTGGATTTTCTGAAGAAAATTTAGATGTCACACAAACAGGTAGAGAACTTGTAGTGAGTGGACAGAAAGACAACAAATCATCAAACGAATATCTACACAAGGGTATTGGCTCAAGAAACTTTAAAAGAAAGTTTAGTCTTGCCGATAATGTAGATGTAAAAGAAGTAACGATTGGAAACGGAATGTTAAGTATACGTCTGGAAAGATATATTCCAGAGGAGGAACGACCTCGAAAGATTCCAATTGGAAAGGTGATTGATTCTAATCCAGAACTATTAACGGAGACTTCAAAGAAGTAACTCCCTAGAGCAGTAGACAAGGAAATTTTATTATGAATATATTTTATTTGAGTGAAGATGCGAAAGAATGTGCAAAACAACATTGTGATAAACACGCAGTTAAGATGATCTTAGAATACGCACAAATGTTGTCTACTGCTCACCGAGTTCTTGATGGTGATG